ATGGGTATATGGCTAAGGCAGCATTAAGCTCATCATCAATCAAGATGCTACACCAAAGCCCAAAGAAGTATAAGTTTGTTACAGACTATGGTTCGCCTGATAGCCAAGCCCTACGAGATGGGTGGTTGTTTCATACCGCCATCCTCGAACCCTCAGTTTTTAACGACCAAATCTTTGTAGATGTGCAAAGCAAGAACACAAAGAAGTATAAGGAAGCACTATCAGAGCATGGCAAAGTATTCACGCAAAAGGAAAAACGAGATGCTGAAAGATTAGCTGATGCGTTCCTAAGAAACGAACAGGCATTAAGACTATTAGACAATAGCGAGTTTGAAGTACCTGCCTGTGGTATGATAGGTGGTTATCCCTTTAGAGCAAAAGCAGATGTATTAGGTAAAAACAAAATCGTTGACCTAAAGACTACAACTGATATAAAGGGCTTCCCTTATTCAGCTCGAAAGTACGGATATGATATACAGGTGTATATTTATTGTGAATTATTTAACGTACCTTACACAGAGTTTAAGTTTGGTGTAATGGATAAGGGAACTCTTGATATAGCGATATACGATGTATCAGAAGAGTTTTACAATGAGGGTAAAAGAAAAACACATGAAGCCATAGAAGTTTTTGAAACCTTTTTTATACATGGCGCAGACTTAGATAATTATTGTTTAACAGGAATTTTATAACATGAGAACACAAATAAGAACAGCAGAAGTAAAAACATTACCAATAAATAAAATACAATTTATTAAAGGTAATAGAGATTTATACGAAAACCACGTACAAAGAATGTACGATCTTATAGAAGAGAATGGTTTTGTAGATACAATCAAGGTAATTAAGTTAAGAAACAAATACTATGCAGCAGAAGGTCAACACAGAATAGAAGCCCTTAAAATGCATAACATTAAGAAAATACCTTGTAGTATTATTGATTGGGTAAGTAATAGCTTTGATGAAGTACATAGATACATAATTGACTTAAATGCTCACAACAAAGGTTGGAACTTGTATGACTACATAAAATCGTGGGCAGATGATGATAAAAAAGATTATGTGTATCTTAAAGAGCAAATAGCAAAATATGGTAAGAATCTATCTGTGGGTAGTATAGCTACCTGCTATGATGGTCAAATACGTCATCATAAATTAATAAGGTGTGGTAAATTTAAAATAACAGATAAGATGTTTTCTGACAAGTTATCTAAAGACCTTAATTCATTTATAGGTAAGTTTGGCAAACGAAAAGCCAACTCCAAAGTAATGACAAGCGCAGCTCATCATATATTTAACTTCAAAGGCAATAGAGCAAAACTACTTAAAGCATTTTTGTTAGTTGCATCTTCATATATTACTGCTAATAAAGAACCATTACCTGATGGCGAAATAGCTTTTCAGTATTGGTTTGAAAATGCAGTAGTACCTTTTCATAATCAGATTAAATGAAGATATTAAATCTATACGCTTGTCTTGGTGGGAATAGATACCTATGGGGCGATGATCACGAGATAACAGCTGTTGAATGGGATGAGGAACTTGCGAGATTATACCAAGAGCGTTTTCCTAAAGACAAAGTTATAGTAGCAGATGCACACCAATATCTATTAGACCATTACAAAGAGTTTGAGTTTATATGGTCAAGCCCACCTTGTCCTACTCATAGTAGGGTTAGATTTACACAAAAAAACAAAGATTTTTATATACCTAAATATCCCGATATGAGTTTGTATCAAGAGATTATATTTTTAGAAAAACACTTTAACGGTAAATATGTTGTTGAGAATGTAATACCTTATTACGACCCACTTATATCCGCCCAAAAAAGAGGTAGGCACTTATATTGGTGTAATTTCAAATTACCTATTGATGTTGGCGAAAGAAAAATACAAATAAGTTCAGGAAGTCAAGAAGTAAAAAAGCTGTGTGAATTTCACGATTATGATTTCTATAAATACAATGGCAAACAAAGAATAGATAAAATAGCGAGAAATCTTGTTGATTACAAAGCAGGCAAAACCATACTTGATACAGCTATGGGTATAATGACAAAGCAAGACACGAAACAAATAGAATTATTTTAATATGACATACACAAAAGATATCAAGACACGATTAGAGAAAATCATCAAAGAACACTTAGGTATAGATATAACTGAGAACAATCGTAAGCACAAAACAGTAAGGGGTAGGATGATGGCTTATAGAATAATGAGAGAGCAAGAAGTGATTAAAAGGCATATATCAGAAGCGTTTAAGCAAAACCACGCAACTGTTATATATCACTTAGATAGGTTTACACATTACTACAAACACGATAAAGAATTTAAAGCAGACTACGATAAGGTTTATAAGATATTCTACAACCTAAAGGATGAACCAATAGAAACGATTGAGAAGCGTATAAGCAACCCTCTCTACTCATTGGTTGACCAAGTACCTGAGGAGCGCAGAGATGACGTTAAAACACGCTTAGAAGCTATGTTAGTAGGGTTTAACATACAACCGAGAAACCAACAAGCGACTATATACAACGCAAACGCAATTACAGCAGAATGATACTATATATGGACTTTAGTGGGTTCTTAACAACAATGGTACTATGTGCCTTCTGTTGGTTTATAGGATACCTAAAAGGATATGAAGATGGAAAAAAATAACTTTATATGCCTTGATGATGAATTTACTTACTCACGATGCGTGTTTCAATGTAACGACTGCGCACTATACGAAAAACAATTAGATGAAACGAAAAAAGACAAGAGCTGAAATAGATAAGGATATTAAGTTTATCCCTATGCCTGAATGGCAGAACACTTATCAATATCACAGAACAAACAAACGTGCATTGTACGTTGACCAAAATAAAAAACGATGAAAACAAAAAAGTGGACTCAAGCTCAAAAGATTGAGCAGATAGAAAGAGCTACAACAAAACTTTACTTAATGGTTAATCAATTAGCTAAAGAGGTGCAGGAATTAAAGGGTACACAAAATCCTAAATAATTACGATATATAATTGATTAAACAATCTTTTTCAATTATGGATGGTAGAGCTTCAAATGGTGGTGCAAGACAAGGGGCAGGTAGAAAACCCAAAGCAGACGAAGCTAAATTAGTAGAACGCTTAGATGCGATCATAGATAGTGATACAGCTCTCGCTAAGTTAGGGGAACTCGTAGCAAAAGGCGATATGAGAGCAATACAATTATACCTAAGCTATCGTTATGGTAAACCAAAAGAGAGTATGGATATCAACTCATCAGAGGGATTAAATATAAACTTTAAGGACTTAATTAAGTTTGTCGATTAACATACATAAGAAATACCTACCAATATCTACAAACGAAAGTAGATACTTTGTTGTTACAGGTGGTAGGGGTTCAGGTAAGTCTTTCTCAATAAATGCTTTGCTTGTTCTACTTACCTATGAGCGTGGGCATACAATCCTATTTACACGATACACTTTAACATCTGCTCGTATCTCTATCATTCCTGAATTTATAGAGAAGTTAGAACTGATGGATTGTATTGGAGATTTCCACGTTACCAAAGACGAGATAATAAATAAACACTCAAATAGCAAGATAATCTTTAGGGGTATTAAGACAAGCTCAGGCGATCAAACAGCAAACCTTAAATCACTTACAGGTATTACGACTTGGGTAGTAGATGAAGCAGAGGAACTAACAGACGAACAGAAGTTTGATACCATTGACCTATCAGTAAGACAGCAAGGCAAACAAAATAGAGTTATCCTAATACTCAACCCTACAACCAAAGAGCATTTTGTCTATACACGATTCTTTGAGGACAAGGGTGTACAAGAGGGTAGCAATACACGAAAGGACAACACCACCTACATACACACCACATACTTAGACAACTTAGACAATCTATCCGAAAGTTACATAGAGCAGATAGAGCAAATGAAACAGCGCAGACCTGAGAAGTACAAACAACAAATGCTTGGCTCGTGGATGAGTAAAGCTGAGGGTGTGATATTTGATAATTGGACTATTGGGGAGTTTAAAAAGAAAGGTGTTAGCGTATGGGGGCAGGACTATGGGTTTGCTGCTGATCCATCAACACTTGTAGAAACAAACATAGACACAGACAACAAGATAATCTATCTAAGAGAATGTTTTTACCTACCACGACTCACAACTTCACAAATAGCACAACTCAACCTTAAACACGCTAATAATGGTCTTATCGTAGGGGATAGTGCAGAGGTGCGATTGCTACACGAAATAAAA